ACTGGCTATAAAGCTAGAGAGCCACAAAAGAAAATACATCAGTTAGTAAAAGAAAACAGATTCACTGTAGTGGTAGCCCACCGCAGAATGGGTAAGACAGTCTGTGCGATAAATCAACTTATACACAGTGCATTAAATTGTGAGAAACCAAATCCAAGATTTGCTTACATAGCACCAACGTATAACCAATCAAAGAGAATCGCATGGGACTATCTTCTTGAGTACACAAGACCGTTAGGCGGGAAGGCTAACATTGCAGAATTAAGAGTGGACTTCATGGGTAAGCGTATCAGTTTGTATGGTGCAGATAACCCTGATAGTTTGCGTGGTATCTATTTAGATGGCTGTGTGCTAGATGAAATAGGTAACATTAACCCTACATTATTTACTGAAATTGTACGACCAGCATTGTCTGATAGATTAGGCTACTGTGTAGCAATGGGAACGCCTAAAGGGCAGAACCACTTTAAAGAATTACGTGATAGAGGTATGCGAGAAGAAGGTTGGAAGCTGTTAGAGTTTAAATCTTCTGAAACAAACATACTTCATCCAGACGAATTAAAATCGGCTCGTGCCGAGATGGGCGAAGACAAATACCAGCAAGAGTTTGAATGTAGCTTTAATGCTCCAGTAGAAGGTGCGTATTACTCTTCTATTATAAACGATTTAGACGAAAAAAAACAGATTATAGATATCCCTAAAGACGAACTAGCAAGAACCTATACGGGCTGGGATTTAGGTATGTCAGACTCTACTAGCATATGGGTTGCACAAGTAGTTAACAAAGAAATACGCCTAATAGACTTTACTGAAAATCATGGGGTAGGTCTTGATTACTATGTTAACTGGCTGCGAGAACATGACTATATGCACGCCACGCACATATTGCCGCACGATGTAGCGGTAAGAGAACTAGGCACAGGTAAGTCTAGGAAAGAAATGTTAGAAGACGCAGGTTTAAACATTACTATTGCAACTAAACTGTCGGTAATGGATGGGATAGCAGCGGCTAGAAGAATGTTGCCACGTTGCTGGTTTGATACAGATAAAACAAAAGTTGGATTAGATGCTTTGCGTAATTACCGCAGAGTGTTTGATGAAAAAAGAAACGTATTTCATGACAGACCTTTCCATGACTGGGCATCGCACGCAAGTGATGCGTTCAGATATTTGGCTGTAGGTATGGATGAATCTCCTATGGAAGCATGGACTAAACCTCTTGTGACTAATAATAAATGGATAGTATAAATGGCATATGACAAAAAAAGCATGGATGTAAATTCAGACGATAACTTAACATTAGTTAATATTGTTGAATCATACATTGATGACTCACTAGGTTTCATTCAAACTGAAACCAGCTATGAAAGACAGACCGCATTAGAATATTATTTGCGTGAGCCTTATGGTAACGAAGTAGAAGGTAGAAGCTCTATTGTTACAGGTGAGGTAGCTGAAGTAGTAGACGGTGCATTACCACAGATTATGAAAGTGTTTACTTCATCTTCTAAAGCAGTAGAGTTTGAGCCAGTTAATGAAGGCGATGGTGCTTTAGCAGAACAAATAACAGCATACGTTAATCACATATTCTACAAAGACAACAATGGCTTTGAGATTATGCACGATTGGTTTAAAGACGGATTGCTGCAAAAAGTTGGTGTAGTAAAAGCCTACTGGAATGATAAAAAAAATACCACAAAAGAAAATTATGAAAACTTAACTGAAGACGAACTTGCTATGATTTTGCAAGACGAAGAAGTTGAGGTAGTAGCCCAAGAAGAAGTAGAAGAAATTATAGAACAAGAACCACAGCCAATGATTGACCCACAAACAGGTCAGCCTGTAGCAGACGAAATGGGTATGCCATTGATGATGGAAGTGCCTCCTATTGTTAATGTTTACTACAATGTAAAATGCAAACGCACGAAAGACTTTTCTAAAATAAAAATAGAGAATGTTGCCCCAGAAGAATTCCTTATAGACAAAAGAGCAACGACTATTGAAGATGCTACCTTTGTAGCACAGCGTAGTTTAGTTACACGTTCTGACTTAATAGCAATGGGCTATGATAAGGATGTAGTAGCTACGTTATCTATGGGTGATACGTTAGACTTTACTCCAGAAAGGGTAGCACGATACGGTCCAGGTGAAGCACCTTACCCAACAAACAACACTGAAGATGAGTCAATGGAGTTGGTTGAGTATTATGAGTGCTATGTAAAAACTGATTTAGATGAAGATGGTATAGCCGAGTTACACCGCGTATGCTATGCGGATAATAAAGTGTTAATGACTGAAGAAACTGACTACGTTCCTTTCCACAGCGTTTGCCCTATTCCAGTACCACATAAATTCTTTGGACAATCCCTAGCAGACAGAGCTATTGACTTACAACTAATTAAGTCAACAGTAACTAGACAGATGCTAGATAACCTATACCTTACTAACAACTATAGAGTAGGTGCAGTAGAAGGACAGGTTAATCTTGATGATTTATTAACCTCTACCGCAGGTGGTGTGATTCGCATTAAGAATCCTAATGCGTTAGTACCTATGACAGTGCAATCTAGTGCAGGACAATCATTCCCCATGTTGGAATACCTAGACGGTATCCAAGCTAAACGTACGGGCGTGAGTGACGCACAGCAAGGACTAGACCCTAACCTTTTACAAAACGTAACAGCAACCGCAGTGTCTGCTATGTCTAGTGCTTCACAAGGCAAGCTAGAACTAATTTCTCGTATCTTTGCTGATACAGGTGTTACCAGTTTGTTTAAAGGCATACTTCACCTTGTATGTCAGTACCAACAAAAAGAACGCATTATTAAAGTACACAACAGCTTTGTTCCTATGAATCCTAGAGAGTGGAACACTGAATATAACCTTACTGTTAATGTAGGATTAGGTACTGGTGGTAAACAAGAACAGTTAGCAACTATGCAAATGATTCTTGCTAAACAAGAAGAGGTATTAAAAGGTTATGGTTTAAACAACCCATTAGTTAACCTTAAACAGTACCGAGATACCCTAGCTAAATTTATTAACATGGCTGGCTTTAAAGATGACTCTGCGTTTCTTATGGATATATCTGAAGAGCAAGCTATGCAAATGGCACAACAAGCTGCTCAAGCTCCTAAAGAAGAAGACTCTAATACTAAAGCGGCAGCAATACTAGCTGAAGTAGAAAGAGAAAAAGCTCAAATGAAGATGCAATCTGATATGGCTAAACTAGAACTAGAAAAACAAAAAGCTGAATTAAAAGCTCAAAAAGAAATGTTGCAACTTCAACAAGAACGTATGGAGTTTGAAAAAGAAATGGCTATGAGAGAATTAGAGCTTGCACAAAAAGCGGCTAACGATAACAAGAAAACTGAACTAAATCAGTCTAAAGAACTCATAAACGCTTTAGATAAGATTAATAAAATTGCAGGTATGTAATGACCAAATCAGAAGCTTTTAGAAACCTTTTGCAAAGTCAAGAGCTGAATGACGAAATGCAAGAGATGCAACACGAGCTAACCGAACTAATCATTAACTCTGATTCTGACCAACAAAAAACCCGAGAGGATGCTTACGTCAGGATTAAAGTTATCAACGAAATCATGAACCGTTTTAAATCCATTGCAAAAGACGATGAGATTAAAGACAAAGCATGGAAGATATTATAGGCAATTGCCTTTAATGGGTATCCTCCCCTAGAGGAAATTAAGGAAACACAATGAGTGAAGAAGCCATGACTCCCCAAGAGGGAAGTGGAGAACTAACAATATCAGATGCAACTTCTGCTATAGAAGGTATGTTATCTGCAAGTGAGGACTCCAACGAGCAACCAGAAACTGTAGAGAATACAGAAGTAGAAGAAGTAGAGGAATCAGAAGAAGAGGTTGAAGAAGAAGCTGAAGAAGTTGAAGAGGCTGAAGATGATACTGAAGAAGAAGATGACTCCGAGTATGAGGACGAAGAAGAAGTTGAGGAAGAACAGACTTTCACAGTCAAAGCGGCTGGTGAAGAAAAACAAGTTACCCTTGATGAACTTAAAAAGTCTTATCAACTTGGCTCTGACTATACTAAAAAGACTCAAGAAATAGCTGAACAGCGCAAGGTTATTGAAACCGAAGCTAAAGCTATTATTGAAGCTAGACAAGTTAGGGATGAGTATTCACAGAAATTGCAGGCAGTACAACAATTCTTGGTTGGTAGTAATGACCGACCAGAAGATTTAGCTGCAATGAAAGAGAACGACCCAATAGGATATGCAGTTAAGGTCGCAGAAATGACCGAGAAGAAAGAACAACTACAGCTAGTGCAAGCTGAACAACAACGCATTGCTCAACAGCAACAAGCGGATAGGTCAGCACAAATGCAACGAATTGTAGAACAAGAATCACAAAAACTAGCACAATCCTTGCCAGAGTTTTCAGACAAAGTCAAAGGCGAACAAATCAGAAATGACATTCGTTCTTATGGCAAATCGGTAGGTTTCACAGATGAGGAATTATCCCAAGTCTATGACTCTCGCCAAGTCCTTACTATTCACAAGGCTATGATGTACGACAAATTAGTTAAGTCAAAGCCAGGTATGAAGAAGAAAGTTTCTAATGCACCCAAGATGGTTAAGTCTGGTGCAAAGGTTAAACAATCAGTAGCGGACAGAACAAAAAAACAAATGCAAAGGCTACAGCAAACTGGTTCAGCCAGAGATGCGGCAGCTTTATTTGAAAACTTATTATAACAAGGACATTTAAAAATGGCAGAATTTAGAACGTATACTGCGATAGGTCAACGTGAGGATTTATCCAACACGATTTACAATATCGCTCCAACAGAAACTCCTGTAGTTTCTTCAATTGGTAAAACAAAAGCAACAGCAACTTATCACGAATGGCAAACAGATGACCTAGCAGCAGCTAGTGCAGCTGGTCTTGTTGAGGGTGCTGATGCTTCAGGTGCTTCTGATACTCCTACCACTCGTGTAGGTAACAGAACACAAATTCAAGGTAAAACAGTACACATTTCTGGTACTCTTGACGCAGTAGATAAAGCAGGTCGTAAGACAGAAACAGCTTATCAACTAGCTAAAGCAGGACAAGAACTTAAACGAGATATGGAAAAAACCATTCTTGGTAACGTAGCACAAGACGCTGGTGCTGCTGGTAGTGCAAGACTGCTTGGTTCTATCCAATCATGGCTTGGTACTAACTTTGTAACTATGACAGACGGTGTTGCTCCTGTAGGCTCTAACGGTACAGCCGCTAGAACAGAAGGTGCTACTGCTTCTGCATTTACAGAAGCAAAACTTAAAGAATGTG